CTTCAAAAATTCCCCGGAGGAAAAATTATATTTTCACTTTTGGTTTTTCCAGCGGGTTTCCAGATTCTCTTTGTAAGGGCTCAGATTCGGATGGCAAAATTGAATCCAATGGTAAAAGATTCCTCCTTTCTTGAGCTTTTGCAAACGAAGGACTTACCCCAAGAAGTCTGGCAAAAGTACGCCAGAAGGGTCTGGGTTCTTATAAAGAGTATCTGGAAAGTCATAAAGAAAGGAGAATAACCATGGCAGAAAGGAGAAAAAAAGCAGAGAGACGAACCCCAGAAGGTCAAGAATCTTACATGATAAGTCTTGCAATGGATCAAGCCGAAGAGCAATTGAGAAATCATACAGCTCCTTCGCAAATTGTGACGCATTTTCTCAAGCTTGCAACAATGAAAGCGCAAGTTGAGCTAGAGAAAATCCGAGCAGAGTCACAATTGGCAAATTCCAAAGCTCAGTTGGTTGAGTCTCAAAAGAAATCCGAGGAAATTGCTGCCAAAGCGCTGGAAGCTTTCAAGTCTTACGCCGGAATCATAGATGAAGATGGCTATGAGGAGGATGATTACTATGATGAGTAAATCATATTCTGAATTGTTAATGCTTCCAACATTTGAGGAAAGATTTGAGTATTTAAAATTGAACAGTCAAGTTGGGGAAATGACTTTTAATGGACATCGATACTTAAATCAAAAATTATATAGCCTTCCGGAATGGAAATCAGTTCGTCGTCAAGTAATAATTCGAGATGAGGGATATGACTTGGGTATGGAAGGTTATGAAATTAATGGGCCAATATTAGTCCACCATATCAACCCTATTACAATTGCAGATATCATTTATGGAAGGCACTGTGTTCTTGATTTGGAGAATCTCATTTCAACATCTCATAACACACATAATGCAATTCACTATGGTGATAAAGATCTTTTACAAAAAGAACCAGTTGTAAGGAAAAAAAACGACACATGTCTATGGAGGTAAACAAAAATGAGTACGAAAACAGCAAAGAACAATGAAATTGATGAAAATGTTAAAGAAACAGAGAGCCAGCAGCCGGAAGTAGAATCACCGGAAAATGAAGAAACAGAAAAAAATAGTCAGGATCCTGCTAAAGAGGGTTCGCAGCAGCCGGCAGCAAAAGAACCGGAGAAAACAGAAAAGAATGAAGCACAGCAGCCCGAGGTAAGAACCGGAATGGTGGCAAACGCCGGATTCGTTAGACTTCGAAAATTCCCTTCAGCAACAGCTCAGGTTTTAACCGTGTTGAATGAAGGGGATAAAATTGAGATCATTGACAAAGTTCCTGGCTACTATCAGGTTAAGACGGTTGTGACCGGTAAAGAAACTATCGGATATGTAGCCGAGGAATATTTCAAGGAGGATTAAACCATGGCGAATGAGGAAAGCATCTTATCTAGTACAAAAAAGAGTCTTGGGATTGAAGATGACTTTACTCAATTCGATCCAGATGTTATCATGTGTATTAATTCTTCGCTTAATGTTTTGACTCAGCTTGGAGTTGGTCCAAAGGAAGGTTTTTCAATAACATCAAATGATGAAACTTGGGATCAATTTATTGGAGATAATAAGCGACTTAACATGGTAAAGAGTTATGTCTTCATGAAAACAAAACTCATGTTCGATCCACCTACAATTGCAGCAGTTCTTTCCGCTTATCAAGAGCAGATTAAAGAATATGAGAGTCGATTGAACTATGAGGTTGATCCGCCAGAAACTTTTGAATAGGAGGTGATATAGTTATGAAAGAGTATAGAGGAATAATCGTATGTTCCGACGAACTGTATCATCATGGACGATTGGGACAAAAATGGGGAGAGAAAAATGGACCTCCATATCCACTTTCAAAAGCTACAGTAAAAGCTGAGTATGGAACAAAAAAGAAAGGTGGCTTATCCGGACTTATCGAGTCCAAAAGACAAAAGAAAGCTCAGGAAAAAGCTGCAAAAGTTGCTCAGGAAGAAGTAGCAAAAAGAAAAGCTGCCGAAGAAGCCAAAGCAAAGCATGATGCTGATAAAGCAAGAGTTTTAAGAGAAGGAACTGCTTCTGAAGTTCTTCAGTATGCTAATGAACTTACAGCTCAGGAACGAAATGAAGCTCTTAGCAGGATTCAGTGGCAGAGCAATATGACCGGCTATGCTCAAAAAGATCTGGATAAGAGTTGGAATGCCATTAATAATACAATGAAAAAGGTTGGAAATGCAAAAGACTGGCTTAAAATCGGAGTTGAAATTTATGAGCAGATCGACAAAGCTGCCAAGATAACGAGCGAAGCGGAAAAACGATCTTCTGAAAAATCCAAAAGTAAATAAAAGGAGTTGAAACCACATGTTATCTAATACGGCGACGCCTAAGTACTACGGGGAATTTCGCGATGCCGTATTACGTGGCGACTTTCCAGTCTGCGAGACAATCTCATTAGAGATGAATCGAATAGACAAACTCATACGAGACCCACGAATCTATTACGACGATCAAGCAGTAGAAGGATGGATACGATTCTGCGAGAACGAGCTAACATTAACTGATGGCTCCGATATGTTTCTTCTCGATTCATTTAAATTATGGGGAGAGCAGGTTTATGGATGGTACTATTTCGTTGAACGAAGCGTTTACAAACGTTCTAAGAATGGAAGAGGACATTACATCCGAAAAACTGTAAAGAAACGCCTAACGAATAAACAGTATTTGATTGTAGCCAGAGGTGCCGCGAAGACTGTTTACGGAGCCTGCCATCAGGCGTATGGTTTAACGATTGATCCGTCAACTACTCATCAGGTAACAACAGCTCCAACCATGAAACAAGCCGAGGAAATGCTAAGTCCGTTGCGCACTGCAATTACGAGAGCGCGTGGACCATTCTTCCAATTCTTAACAGAGGGCTCACTTCAAAATACGACAGGTTCTAAAGTAAATCGGACAAGACTCGCTTCTACGAAAAAAGGAATCGAAAATTTCTTAACGAATTCATTGCTCGAAGTAAGACCTATGAGCATAGGAAAACTGCAAGGTCTCCAAAATAAATACTCGACGGTCGATGAATGGCTGTCTTGTGACATTCGAGAGGATGTGATTGGTGCTCTTGAACAGGGTGCTTCTAAGGTTGATGACTATCTGATTATAGCAATGAGCTCAGAAGGAACTGTTCGTAATGGTGCTGGTGATACCATTAAAATGGAATTAATGGACATTCTAAAGGGCGAGTATGATGCCAAGAATGTCTCCATTTGGTGGTATAAACTAGATGATGTCTCTGAAGTTTCTGATCCAGATATGTGGATTAAAGCAAATCCAAATATTGATAAAACGGTAACTTATGAGACGTATCAACTTGACGTTGAAAGAGCTGAAAAAGCTCCAGCATCAAGAAACGACATACTGGCAAAACGTTTTGGAATTCCAATGGAAGGATATACGTATTTCTTCCCGTATGAAGAAACTCTTCCGCATCGATATAGAACGTATTGGAAGCAGCCATGTTCTCTTGGTGCAGACCTCTCTCAAGGTGATGACTTCTGTGCTTTTACTTTTTTGTTCCCTCTTTCTGGTGGGCGATTTGGAATAAAGGTAAGATCATACATTACCGAACGAACGTTTAACAAGGTCCTTAAAGCAATGAGACAGAAGTATGAGGAGTTTATCAAAGAAGGTTCTCTTATTGTCATGCCTGGTTCAGTTCTTGACATGATTGATGTTTACGAGGATCTTGATCAATTCATTCTTGATTCTGAATATGATGTTCGTTGCTTCGGATATGATCCATATAATGCAAAGGAATTCGTTGAACGATGGTCCACAGACAATGGACCGTATGGTGTTGAGAAGGTTCCTCAGGGATCTAAGACCGAATCAGTTCCCCTTGGCGAGCTTAAAGCGATGGCCGAAGATCGGCTTCTGCTATTCGATGAGTCGCTCATGGTATTTGCGATGGGCAATTGTATCGTCCTTGAAGACACGAACGGAAACAGAAAGCTTTATAAGAAACGCAAGGATGAGAAGATCGATAATGTAGCTGCTATGATGGATGCCTACGTAGCTTACAAAGCTAACCAAGATGCATTCGAATAATTTTATGGAGGAATTTCAAAATGAGACCAGATTTTAAGGAATTCAATGGAGTAGGGTTAGCCATGCTGGCTCATAGTGCTAAAGGATCTACCTGGGAAGAGCATAAGTATATCAAATGAATTGATGGAACATACAGAAGAAAGAGTTCATCATCTTAGGAGGTAAAAAATGAGTACATACATCATAGCACCAAAATCAAACGATCTCATGCACTATGGTAAAGGCCATGATGATAATCCTCCCGGACGTGGAAGTGGACGTTATGCATGGGGCACTGGTAATGGTGATGGTGCAAAAGAAAAAAAGCAAGGAATTATTCAACGATCAGTAAGTAAGAACGTATCGGCAATTCAAAGTAATGAAAATCTGTCAACGAAAAAAAAGTTGAAAAAGATCAGTAATGCTTACAGCCTTGGTCAAGTTGGACAAACATATATAAATCTTGCATTAGACGCGGTTCCTATAGCTGCTGTTGGTGGTGGATTAATTCTCGGTTCAGTTCCAATTGCAGCTGCTGGTTTAGCCGGATTAGCAGCAGTTGGTATTAAAGAAATAAGCGACACAATGAAACTCAACGCTAACAAGAATTATGATATGCAGGAAGTTATACGAAAGGAGCGTAATGAGTAATGTCATCATATATGAATGAGAAACTTTATAATGAATTCGGAAGCATATTTGATGATATGATATCAAAGATAAAGAAAAATGATCTTTAAAAGGAGGTAAAAAATGAGTACATACATCATAGCACCAAAATCAAACGATATTGTGCATTTCGGAAAAGGTCATGATGATAACCCTCCCGGACGTGGAAGCGGACGTTATGCATGGGGTACTGGTAATGGTGATGGTGCAAAAGAAAAAAAAGCAAAAATAAAAGAAACAGCAAAGAAGGCAGCGGCTACAACGGGAAAAGTGTTGCTTAAAGGTGCATCAATAGTTGCTTCAGTTGCCGCAAAGACCGTACTTACAACTGCTATAACGTCTGCTGCTGTGGGTGGGTTGGCACTCGTTGGATCAGCTGTAATAAATAGCCCAGAGTTCGATCAAGCAATGCAGAAATTAAGTCTTAAAGTTTTTGAATGGCATACCAGAAGAACGGCCCAAGCTCAAGTAGATACATTAAAGAACCAGGCAGAAGTATATGGAATAATTGGTGAAGCATATTTAGATGCGCTTACTGGAAAATAATAAAAAAGGAGCGAGGAGAATGATGCAGCAAAAAAAAAACATATATAATTTGCCCTTCCAGTTACTTAGAGCATTCGGCTAAAGGTAGCACATGGCGAAATCATAAATACATAAAGAAAGAAAATGGAAGATATTATTATGATGATAGTACGTGGTCGTCTGCTAAAAAAGATTACAAAGAACAAATAAAAGACGGACCAGTTTTATCTAAATCTGATAATGATTTATACAAAGAATATAAAGAAATAATATTGTCCGGAGACGAGCAAGCATTGTTAAATTATAAAACAAAATTGGCATTTGATTATGTTAATATTGTTGATTCTGAAGATCCAACTTATAAAGATGCAGAACGTGCTTTTGAAAATCTTGTGATATTTGATGCTATGGAAGAGCAACTTAACTCTCCATCTGCTAAAGCTCAGAGAACTCTTGAGAACGCTTTTGATAAAGTGAAAGATACTGTTGTTACAATAAAAAATAAAATAACCGGAAAATAATAAAAGGAGACCAAACTAATGTCAAAATTAACAGAACGGTTCCGAAATGGATGGAACGCATTTCTAGGCAGAGATCCCACTTTTAACTATCATGGAAGTGGATATGGCGGATATTACAGGCCCGATCGAGCAAGGTTATCAAGAAATAATTCTCGTACAATTGTAAACTCTATTTACAATAGAATTGCGGTCGATGTCGCATCTATGAAGATCGAACATGTACGATTAGATGAAAACGGTAATTATAAAGAGACTATGGAA